ATCCATTTCATAGACCGCAAGGCAAGTGAGAACCGCGATGCAGTGGAGTTTGAGCTGGCGGCTGCATTTGACCTCGCTTCAGTCCGTGCACCGAAGCGGCAATGCGTCAACCTATGCCAATGGGTCTACCGTGGCGCCGAATGCGGCTACAGCGGCACCGCGTACTTCAACGCTCTCGATCAAACCGTTGGCACACTGGCCGAGGATGTCTGCGGTAAGACGCTGGACTCCTGCAACCTGCGCTTCCAGCAGGTGAGCCGCGCCGGTAGCGTCACCAGCGGCAGCAACATCCTCACGCTCGACGTGGCCACGGGGCTTAGCGCAGGCGATCCGGTACGCGGCTTTGGCGTCCCCAACGGCGTCACTGTCAGCAGCGTGGCAGGTGCTGCCGTCACCATGAGCGCCAACGCCGTCGCCACCACAAGCATCAGCCAGACCGGCACACTCCAGACCAATCGGACGCAGATCGCGATGTCCAGCGTCGCCGGCCTGGCGGTTGGCATGTTCGTAACCGGCCCCAAGATCCCAGCCGGTACCACCATCGCAGGCATCAGCGGCACCACAATCACGCTCGGGCAGGCAGTCCGCTTTGCCGACGTGCTAACACCGGTGCTAACACGTACCACGTCTGTCTACACCTCAACCTTTGGAATCACTGCCAGCTATGTGAACCCTGTGGACCCCACCGGTATCGCCGTGGGGCAGTATGTCTCAGGTGCTGGCGTCGATATTGAGCTTGGCGTCACCATCACCGCGCTGATCACCCTTGGCGGCCCGTATAGACGCCTGCAACTATCGCAGATCGTTCAAGGTTCACCCAAGACCATCACCGGCGCCTATATCGACTCAACCTATACCTTCCTCACGCCGCAAGCGCAAACACTGCAGACCTATACATTCACCGCATCCGACCGCACCTATACCTTCCGCGCAGATACCGCGCTGCCGTTCGGTGGATTCCCGAGTGTGGGAGGATTTACGGCATGACCACCTGGCAAGCCAAGGCGCTGGAGCACGCGCAAGCCGAGGATCCCCGCGAGGCGTGCGGTCTACTGGTTGTGGTCAAAGGTCGCCGCCGCTATTGGCCGTGCCGCAACCTGGCGACAGACCCCACGCAGCAGTTCATCCTCGATCCAGCCGACTACGCCGCCGCTGAGGATGCCGGCGAGATCCTTGGCATCATCCACAGCCACCCGGTCACCCCACCGCAGCCATCACCGGCGGACCTCGCCGCAATCGAGCGCAGCCCAGCGCCGTGGTGGATCGTCAACCCGAAGCTGGGCACATGGTCTGGCCCGCACAAGCCGATCGGTTACGCCACCCCGCTGATCGGCCGCGAGTGGTGCTGGGGTGTGCAGGACTGCTGGACCCTCGCCCGTGATTGGTACGCCGAGCATGGCATCATCCTGCGTGACTGGCCGCGCCCGCTGACGCCAGAAGCGTTTGAGGCGGCGCCAATGTTCGATGCGTGCTGGCCTGAGGCTGGCTTCTACGAGCTGGCCGAGGATGCCCCGCTGCAGCGCGGTGACTTCCTGCTGCTCAGCATTGAATCCACCGGCCTGAACCACTGCGGCGTGCTGCTTGACGATCAGCAGCTGCTCCACCACATCCGCGGCCGGCTCTCCAGCCGCGAGCTGTATGGCGGCTGGCTGCAGAAGCAAACCGGGCGCCGGCTGCGCCATCACGCGGCAGATAGCCTAGGGCAATGCTGAGCACGATCCGCGTCTACGGCCGCATCGCACGCTTTCTGAAGCGGCGAGTATTCCGCGCTGAGGTATCCAGCGCAGGTGAGGCCGTGCGCTTCCTGCTCGCCAATTTCCCACACCTTGAGCCCGAGCTGGCACAAGGTCACTACCGCGTCACCGTGGGCGATTACGACCTAGGCGAGGATGAGATAGGCCATCCTTCCGGTCAGCAGGAGATCCGCATCATTCCCGTGGTGGCCGGTGCGGGCGCAGCCGGGCGGATCATTGCTGGAATTGCTCTGATCGGCGCGTCATTTTTGTTTCCTGGAGCGGGCATGTTTGGTGCTACAAGTATTTTTGGTGCCACAGCCGGCACGGGCATACTTACAGCCACTGGCACCTTGCTTAGTGGCATTGGCGCCAGCTTGGTGCTCGGCGGCGTATCCCAGCTGCTAACCCCAGTCCCGCGCCTGCCGCAGGGTCAAGACACACAAGACGACCCGCGCAAGTCTTACAGCTTCAGCGGGATTCAGAACGTATCCCGCAGCGGCGTGCCGGTCCCGATCGTCTACGGGCGCACCCTCGTTGGTAGTGTCACCATCAGCGCCGGCATCGACTCCGTGCAGGTGACGGCATGATTGGCGGTTCTGGCGGTTTCGGCGGGCAGCGCACACCTAAGCCCTACTCACCCAAGGAGGCACAGGACAGCCTTAACTCACGCCAATATGGGCAGGTCATTGACCTCATCAGCGAGGGTGAAATTGGCGGCCTGGTCAACGGTGCGCAGTCGATCTTCATCGACAACGTACCGCTTCAGAATCCAGACGGCTCCTACAACTTTCAGAACGTCACCGTCTACACCCGCAACGGTACACAAAACCAAGACTACATCCCGCTTCAGAACGCTACATCGACGCCTAATGCTGTTGGCGTTGTCGTCACGCAGGCGACGCCTGTAGTTCGCACCATCACCAACCGCGCGGTCGATGCTGTCCGCGTCACGATCAACGTCCCGCAGCTGCAGGTTTTCACAGACAGTGGTGACATCGGCGGCGAATCCGCGCACGTCTTGATCTATGTGCAATATAACGGCGGTGGCTACACATTGGCTGTTAACGACATCATTAGCGGGCGCACAAATGATCCCTACGACCGCGATTATCAATTCAGCCTGACAGGCGCGTTTCCGGTTGATATAAAGGTTGTGCGCTCCAATCCAGATAGCACCAGCTCTAAGGTGGTCAACGCCTTTAGCTGGTCGGCATATACCGAGATCGTCTATGACAAGCTGCGGTATCCCAACAGCGCCTTAGTCGCGCTGCGGTTTGATGCTGAGCAGTTCAACCAGATCCCATCACGCAGTTACCTAATCAATGGCATCAAAGTACGCATCCCGAACAATGCCACCGTTGACCCAACGACCGGTCGGTTGGTCTATGCCGGCGTATGGGGTGGTACGTTTGCCGCTGCGCAATGGACGACGGATCCCGCTTGGATCCTGTTCGACCTGCTCACCAGCGCCCGCTACGGGTTCGGCGATCACATCCAAACGGCGACGCTGGACAAGTGGGCGTTTTACTCGGCATCGGTCTACAGCTCCACGCTTGTACCTAATGGCCAGGGCGGTTACGAGCCGCGCTTCAGCTGCAACGTCAACATCCAAACCTCAGAGGATGCCTACAAGCTGATCAATGATATGTGTTCGGTGTTCCGCGCCATGCCCTTCTGGGCGACGGGTGCACTGACCGTATCGCAGGATGCACCATCAGATCCGACGTACCTGTTCAACCCATCCAACGTGGTGGATGGCATCTTCAATTACAGCGGCGGCAGCCTTAAGAATCGCCCGACCGTTGCAGTTGTCAGCTACCTAGACCTCACCCTGCGCGACATCGCTAAGGAGGCAGTAGAGGACCCTGATCTGATCAGGAAGTACGGCGTTACCAGCACTGAAGTCAGCGCCTTTGCCTGCACGTCACGATCGCAGGCGCGGCGCATCGGTCGATGGCTGCTCTACTCCGAGTGGCATGAGTCCGAGGTAGTGAGCTTCTCCGTTGGCATTGATGCCGGCGTGGTCGTCCGCCCTGGGCAGGTGGTGGCCATTGCCGATCCAGTACGCGCCGGCGCTCGCCGTGGTGGCCGCATCAGCGCAGCTACCACCACCGCCATCACGCTCGACAATGCCACCGGCATCACCTACAGCGCAGGCGCCGAGCTGTCCGTAGTGCTGCCCACCGGCGCCGCTGAAACCCGCGCAGTGGTCAGCGTGGTCGGCAGCGTCGTGACCGTATCGCCGGCATTCTCCGCTGCGCCCAACACCAACAGCGTGTGGATCTACGAGACCACCAACATTCAGGCGCAACTGTGGCGCGTGCTGACCGTAGAGGAGCAGGACGGCATCAACTACGCCATCACCGCGCTGCAGCATGACCCAGGCAAGTACGCCTACATCGAGCAGAACGTTCCCCTGCCCGCGCGGGACATCACGGACCTCAACCAGATTCCAGCAGCACCGACCAACCTCAGCGGGGTAGAGCTGCTGTACGAGGGCACCGGCGGCGTCAAATCCAAGCTGCTCATCAGCTGGCAGGGCGTGCAGGGCGTCGCGCAGTATCGCATTCGCTGGCGGCAGCAAAGCGGCAACTGGACCGTCAGCACACAGGA